CCCGCCGTGACCACTGTGTTCATCCAACATGGTAAGTGGAGGACATGGTTAGGTTCAGCGTATCGCTGACTGTCTATTGCGTTAGATCGGCGACCTGTGTCCGATAACGAATTTCAAATTCGCTTGAAATAACGCCTAATGGTTGATCGGCCTCAATAAATTCAAACTCAGTCCTTACTGGCTGCACATCATGCGCATATCCGCCAACAGTAAGGTCGGACATGATCTTGCTATGCAATGACTCGATCGTGTCATCAGCCGCTTGATCTGGGATGCTACTGCGCTCAATAACTGACACTCGAACCCTCAAAGTCCAGTCCAGTGTGGGGAGACTTGTGTTCTGACTAGCGTCATCAGTGATTGGCTCAATGACAATCGCAGGTGACTCGCCACGACTAAGAGGTTCTACCCTGCTGCGATAAATCCTTGTCCCAACCCCAGTGGTGTTGGTCAAGGTTGACTTGAGTGTCGCCAGAATGTTCTCGCGCTTAGTTGTCATGACTTAGTCCTTCATCAACATCACACGCATTATCTTGCCGTCGTCCAACAGCATCGGCTCACGCACCGTATAAGCAACACCATCAACAGTCATCGCGCTCCCGTTGGTGACT